GAGAGTACCGGCAAGCGGGTCCGCCCGATCCCGGCCAGCCAGACCACCGTCCGTGGCCCGCACCCGCCGCTGTCGCTGTTGGACGAGGTGGACGAGATGGACCTGGCCATCTTCGACGCGGCCATGGGTCAGGCGATGGAGCAGCTCAACAGCCGCGGCGAGATCATCGGCGAGTACATCGTCGCCTCGTCCACCTGGCAGAACCCGGACGGCACGTTCACCGAGATCATGGAGCGGGCCCGCCGCAAGAACCAGCCGATCTACACCTGGTGCTGGCGCGAGCTGCTCGAGCCGCACGGCTGGATGAGCAAACGCTTCATCGACCAGAAGCGGCTCACCGTCTCCGAGGAGATGTGGCGCACCGAGTACGAACTCAACGAGCCCTCCGGTGCCTCCCGCGCTTTCGACCTGGACGCGATCGAGCGCTACTTCGTGCCCTACCAGCCGCCGCTGCACATGCGGGTGGAGGAGAACGACGCCGAGTGGACCTGGGAGGAGCCGGATGCCAGCGGGCTGTACGCAGTCGGCGCGGACTGGGCGAAGGAGAAGGACAAGACCGTCATCGCCTGCATCCGCTACGACGTCTTCCCGCGCCGGCTGGTCTACCTGCGCCGGGTGAACCGGCAGTCCTACAAGCTCATGATCAACGGCTTCGACCGGGTCGTGCAGCGCTACAACGCGGTCGGCAAGCACGACAAGACCGGCCTGGGCAACGTGGTCAGCGACTTCAGCGAGGGCGTCGAGGACGGCACCGTGTCTGGCTTCAACTTCGCCGGCCGGGCCAAGCGCAGCCAGATGCTGCTCGGCTACATCACCGACTTCGAGGCCGGTGGCTACCGGCTGCCGCGGCCACCGCAGGGCGCCACCCCGGAGAACGACGCGCTGCGCGAGTTCTACAAGAGCCACCGCTCCACCACCACCGGTGACGTCTACGGCAACAACAAGTGGGACTCCCACCTGCCCGACGACGTGGCCGCGATGGGCCTGGCGCACATGGCCGCCGGCTCCATCCCGCAGGGCATGGTGGCCGTCGAGATCCCCACCGACCCGCGCCCGCGCGAGGTCGACAAGCAGTTCCACATCAAGCCCGGTGACGACCAGGACGGCTTCATCCGTACAGTCGGCGACGTGACCGTGGATGACTCGCTCTACAGCGACATCGCTGACTTCGGTTTCCTGGCCGAGTTGGACGTGTCACTGTGAGCGGCAGCCCGGTCCCCGCCGACCTGCAGGCCTATGCCGCTCTGCTGCAGGTGCCGTTGTTCGGAGCGCTGCTCACAGCGTTCGTCAAGGGCTGGCTGGTGACCGGCAAGGAGCACGACCGGATGATCACCGAACGCGACAAGGAGCGCGACGAGCGCATCAAGGCTCAGGATGCGCTCACCAACCAGGTCGTGCCGACGCTGCGCGACACCCAGAACGCGCTGACCGAGGCGGCTCGGGCGCTGGACCGGATGGGATACGACGATCGTCGGCCAGCGCCTCGTACCCGGGCGAAGTGAGCACCGTGAATCTGCTCAAGCGGCACCGAACGCCTCAACTAGAGCCGTTGGAGGCTGTCGATGACATTCTGGCTCGTGTCCAGGTGGAGCTCGCTGGCGTGGAGGCTCGGCGAGCGCTGCTGATCAGCAAGCTCGGGGGCTTCACGGAGGATGGCAGCTATGTGCAAGGACGACGACGGGCAACGGATCACTAGCCTGCTCGACGATCTTCGCCAGGAGACTGCGGCACAGAACGCGATCTTGCTTGGCCTGTCTGCGGAACTCAAGGCGGTGCGGGCTGAGGCGGCAGTCAATCTCGAAGGCACGCGCGCTGAGATGAACAGCCAGCGCCGTCGGCGTACTGCTGCGGTCGCAGTGGTGGGCATCGGTCTGGTTTATGCCTCCGAGGTGCACACAGAGCACTGCGGCCCCGGCGCGCGGGTCGAGCCGATCGTAGACGCGCTGGCGCACGGCAAGATCACCCAGACCCAGTTCAACACTTACGCCAACGCCCGGCCCTCCGCAGTCTGCGACGTCGTCTTTCCGTTGCACCAGCACTACAACCCCGACCACTGGCCGACCGCCGGCAACGACCTCGGCTTCATCGTGCTGGGAGCCGCCGCATTGCTGACCTGGGGGTTGCTCAAGCGGGCCGATCGACGCGACTATGCCCGGGTGGCTAAAGCAGCGCAAATCGAGCATACGACCCGGGTATGAAGTGGTGGACGATCTTGAGCTGGTCAACGCCTGACTTCTGGGTGTTGGACTTCATCAGGCTGACTACTGCCATTGCCTGCTTGGTTGTCGGCGCGATGGCCGGCAAGCTGCTGTTCGGCCTGAGGGAAAGAGCCACGCTTGTCGAGCGTGACCTCGCCAAGGCCCGGGTGACGGCGATGATCCTGCTGTCACTGGTGGAGTTCGAGCAGATCGGGCATCGCTTCCTACCGTGGCGGCTGCCGTTGGTGATGCTCTGCCTGTTCTACTGTGCCCGGGTGTCCTGGCGTCGCTACTAAGGCGTACGGTGGGCGCCAACCGTGGAGGTAGAAGATGACGACAGAGGCTGATCTGCGTCGGGTGATGGACTCCATCTCCGGCCTGCAGGAGCACGGCGGCCCGGACGGGCACGACGGCAACCTGATCAAGATCTGGGACGACCTGCAGCCCGACATGCAGCGCAATCCCTACTGCGCCGCGACTGTCTGCTACCTGTGGAAGCACGCCGGTCGCCCGTACGACGCGATCGACCACCCGTGGGGCTTCTCCTACTGCCCAGACGCGGTCGAGTACTTCAAGCGCAAGGGCATGTGGAGCACCACACCGCCGTACGAGTTCGGCGACACGATCTTCTACCTCGAGGGCGGGATCGCCGGCCACACTGGCGCCGTCGTGCACGACGACCTGCGGATCATCACCGCCTTCGAGGGCAACACCAGCCCGGACGGTGGCTTCGGCAGCCAGAACGACGGTGGCGGCTGCTACTACCGGCACCGCCCGCACGGCTCGTTCGTGATGGGCGTGGCCAAGACCAGCCGCTGGCTCAAGGAGCCGGCACCGACTGTGGTCCGCAAGAGCGTGCCCATCCTGGGCAAGAAGGTCCCGCCGAAGGGCGTGGGCAACTACAAGGTGGAGGACACCGACATGGCAGTACTGGTCAAGGCGGCGGCCAAGCCCGACGTCTTCATCTCCAACGGCGTGACCAAGCGGCACGTCACCAGCCAGACCGAGCTCAAGGAGCTCGTGGCTACCGGTGTCGTTCCCGGCACCGTCCACGTCGTCTCTCAGGCCACCATCGACGCGCTGGTGAAGGCATGACGACACCCACGGTGGATGACACCCTGCAGAGCCTGGACGTCGAGCTCGCACAGTTCGGCGGCGTGGACCTCAAGAGCGCGACCCAGGTGACCGCCTACGTCGGCATGGTCACCAGCGCGCTCGGCACCACGCACGTCGGGCAGTGGGCCGGTCTGCCGTCCAACGCCCGGGTGCTGTCGGCGGCGGCCTTCGGGCTGATCTGCCTGGCGCACATCGTGATGCGCTACATCCACCACGGCGTGGTCGAGAAGCACAACACCACGCTCAAGCTGGCCCTGCTGCAGGCGGCTCAGGCCAGCAGTGTTCCGGTGGTCGTGGACTCCGCGCCTGCCGTAACCGGTGTGGTGGACCCGGCACCGGCTGATCCGATCGTCGTGGACAACACCTCGAGCACGGTCGTGGGTTCAGACCTGCCGGTCAACGACACCACGACTGCAACGGACACCGCGACGGTGGACAACACGACTCCAGCGCCCGATGTGTCTGTTGCTGCTCCGACAGTGATGGGCCTGCCAGTCCAGTAGGCCTAGCCGCCCGGCCGGTGTTGACGGGCCCGGCCGGGCGGTTGGTCATCGTACGAAGCGGCCGCGCTCGGTGTAGGCCAGCACGGCCAGCCCGATGACGATGAGCACGATCGAGACCGCCACGGTCAGGGCCAGGATCTTGAGCAGGCCCAGCAGGCCCAGCAGAGCGAGAACGACGCCGATGATCCACATGAGAGTCTCCTTGGGTAGACGCCGAGGGTGTGCCCTCTGACGGGTAAGCGCAACAGTGGGAGGATCGGCCCGTGACCACTCCGAGCGCGATGATGGGCAGCGACGACGCTGACACCCAGCTGGTCGACGAGGTCCTCGAAGCCGCCGAGATCATGCAGGAGCTTGGTGTCTCGGGCCTGCGCCGCAACTCGGGCTACCTCGACGAGGAGTTCCTGCCCCAGCTCAAGGGGCGCAAGGCGATCCAGACGTTCCGCGAGATGCGGGACAACGACGACATCGTCGGCGCGCTGATGTTCGCCATCATCCAGCTGATCCGCAACACCGACTTCACCGTCGTCCCCGCTGGCAACTCCAAGGAGCACACCCAGGCGGCCAAGCTGGTCGAGACCTGCATGGACGACATGAGCCACTCGTGGAACGACATGGTGGGCGAGATCGTCGACGGCAAGCTCACCTACGGCTGGCAGTGGAACGAGATCGTCTACAAGCGCCGGATCGGGCCCTGGGAGCGTGATGGCTCACGGCGCAGCAAGTACCAGGACGGCCTGATCGGCTGGCGCAAGATCCCGACCCGCAGCCAGGACACCCTGCAGCGCTGGGCCTTCGATGAGTCCGGCGGCATCCAGGCAATGATCCAGCTCGGCCCACCGGACTACCAGGTCCGGGTGCTGCCGATCGAGCGCTCACTGCTGTTCCGGTTCGGCAACGCCAAGGGCAGCCCGGAGGGCCGCTCGATGTTGCGCAACGCCTACCGGGACTGGTTCTACAAGAAGCGGCTGGAGGAGTTCGAGTCCATCGGCGTCGAGCGTGACCTCGTCGGCCTGCCCAAGGTCGGCGTGCCCGCGTCCTACCTCAAGGCCAAGGCCGGTTCGATGGAGGCCAAGCAGGTCGAGGCGCTCAAGCGGATGGTGCGCGGCATCCGGCGCAACGAGCAGGAGGGGATGATCTTCCCGCTCGCCTACGACCAGGAGACCAAGCAGCCGCTGTTCACCTTCGACCTCGTTGGCTCCGGCGGCACGCGCCAGTTCCAGACCGACGCGCTCATCCAGCGCTACCAGACCGGCATCTTGATGACGGTGCTGGCGGACTTCATCAAGGTCGGCCACGAGAACGTCGGCACCTACAACATGCACGCCGACAAGACCGGCATCTTCAAGACGGCGCTGAACTCCATCGCGCAGTCCGTCGCCGACGTGTTCAACCGGCACGCCATCCCGCGGCTGTTCGCGGTCAACGGCTGGAAGCCCGACGAGCTGCCCAAGATCGTTCCCAGCGACGTCGACGCACCCGACCTCGGCCAGCTCGCTGGCTTCCTGGCCCAGACGGCGGGCCTGGGCTTCACCTGGAACGACGCCGACATGGAGACCTTCCTGCGCAAGGCGGCCGGGCTGCCCGAGCTCGGCGAGCAGGACGAGGCCAAGCACCGCACGATCGCCCGCCGCCAGGAGGCCACCCGCTTCGCGCAGAGCCAGATCGAGTACTTGGCCACCCGCAGCCAGTTGGCCCAGGCGATCGCGGCCCAGAAGCTGCAGGCTGCCGGCGAGCCGTCGATGCGTGACGTGCAGGAGGCGCAGGCAGTGGCGCAGGGCACCGCGAGCCAGGCCACCGCCGCCAACAGCGAGCAGCGCGCGCAGGAGCAGCACGACACGGCCCAGGCCGCGGCGCAGACTGCCCAGGTCGGCGCCGAGATCAGCCAGACCACACAGCTGGCCGGTGCGATGACCCCGCCGCCAGAACCTGCCAGCCCGGCCAAGCCGACGAAGAAGGCCCAGCCCAAGAAGCGGAGCGGTCGATGAACGCCTACAACCAGGCCTACACCGAGGCCATCCGCACCATCCCCGGCGTGGTCGCGGCGCACCGCAAGGGCAACTTCGCTGACGCTTCGTTCCTGTTGGCCGGCTTCCTTGAGGACTGCTACCAGCTCGGCCTGTCGCACTGCACGGCCTGGTCGATCATGACCAGCGCCTCGATCTACTGGACGGCCGAGCTCACCGACCAGCTGGCCGATGCCACCGAGACCGACGTGGAGGTCCTCGTGCAGGAGGTCGCCATCCAGGCGGCGGACTGGGCGACCTCCCATGGTCAGTAGGCGCGAGGAGCGCATCGCCACCGGTGCCACCGGCATCGGCCTGCTCGGTGTCGGCGCGCACCTGCGGGAGGCGGGCGTCAACCGGGCGGCGCGGGACACCGGCATCGCGCGCACCTCCGGCTGGCGCAAGACCAAGCTGCACCACATCCCCTACCCGGTCACGCCGGCCGCCGGGCTTCGCCACGCTGGCTCGGGCAAGGGCCGGCTGATCTACGGCGCTGGCGCACTGGCCGGGCTGGTCGGCGCCCCGGCTGTCGGCGTGGCCGTCACCGGTGCTGTCCCGCGCCGGCACCGTGAGGTCATCAAGGTCGACAGCGCGCAGACCTTCATCGGGGCTGGCCTGCAGGGAACGACTGATGCCATCAAGACCAAGGGCCGCAACCTCAAGGAGAAGACGCCGCTGGGCGCCCGGGTCGTACCACTGGCAGTCGGGGCTGGTGCTGGCGCTGGTGGTAGCAAGCTGGCGCACGCGGCGTTCGACCACATGCGCGTCGGAGCCAAGCTGCGTCATCCAGCAGCGGCCGTTGCCGGAGTTCTTGGGGCGGCTGCATCGCTACCGGTGAGCAATCGGGTGCTGCGCCGCACCAACCCCGGCTACGTGGTGACCCCGACTGGGGTGAAGCGGGCCAAGAAGCCGATCGTGCGCCCCTCCACTCGAGCCAGTCTGCACGAGGGCCGGGCCTCTCGCGGCGCCGACCCGCGCGGCTTCCGGCGCCAGATCGTCGGCAAGTCCGACCCGACCGACCTGCACGTCCAGAAGCCGCTCAGCCGCAAGTACGCCGGCTACGGCCTGGACCACAAGCACAAGCGCGCGCTGGTGTATGCCGCCGGCGGGCTGCCGGTGGTCGGTTCGTTCGCCGCTGCCAGCACTGCCGCGCGACTGGCGCCGCCCGAGCAGCGACGCAAGGCCTACGCCTCCCAGCTCGGCGGCGCGGGCGGTGGTAAGGCAGCCGGCGCGGTAGCCGGCGGTGGCGCGGCGATCCTGGCCGCTCGGCACTCACCGGGAGTTCAGCGTGGAGCAGAGCGGCTGCAGTCCAAGATCAACTCCAGTCAGGCCAAGACTGGATCGTTCGTCCGCACCAAGAGCCCTGCAGCTGGTCGCGCCATGGACGCCTCCGCTGAGCTCAAGGGTGGCGTGCACCGTGCGGCGGCTGCTCTGGCGCGTCCTCACAAGCAGCCTCCGGGCCGGGTGGGCCGCGCTGTCGGCAGCTTCAAGGCCCTGCCCAAGCCCGTCCGGACGGCGGCTGCGCTCGGTGCCTACGGCGGCGGCGTCCTCGGCGGCGCGGTCGGCGGCTTCAAGGGGTACGGCCACGCGCTGAAGATCGAGGACCGGCGCAACGCTGCCATTCGCAAGAGCCTGTTCACGATCAACCGCACGGTGGTCGCTCCGTCCGGGATGAACTACAACGAGGGCAAGGCCCAGCTGCGCGACAAGAAACGCAAGCTGCGCACCGACGTGGCCAACACTGCGCTCGGCATCTCCGGCGTGGGTCTGCTGGCCGGCAAGCACATCCCCAAGGTGGCAGCCAAGTTCCCGCACCTGGAGCGGGCCGCTACCCACACTGCCATCGCCTCCGGTGGTGTCAGCGCGGTCGGCAACGTCACCGGCATCCGGCTGCAGCGCCGCGACATCCGGGCCAACGAGAAGCAGATGCGGACGGTCAGCAAGAGCCAGCAGGCTCTCGAGCGCCACCACCGCCGCGGCGGCCACGGCACGGTGCGTATCTCCACCCTGGACTCCTACCGCCGGGCTCCGGGGCTGCGCTTCGGGAACACGAACTACACCGCCAGCCTGGCCGAGCACCTCAAGCAGACCGGGCCGCCCAAGAGCCCGGTCAAGGTGCACTTGTACCGGGACCGGCCCTTCATCGACGACGGCGCACACCGTATGTGGGCCACCCAGATGAACGGCCGCAAGACGGTGCCGGTCGAGGTCAAGCGGTTCGACACCAAGAGCCCGTACGCCCGCACCTGGGTCGGTGGCCGCAAGTTCGACGACATGCGCACCGCCCGGTTCCGGCGCGAGCTCAAGCGCACGGTCAACCTGCAGCCGGCGCGCATCCGGGACCTGGCACGCAAGCAGCCGACCGGCTTCAAGGCCCGGTTCAACGCTCGCGCCGCCGCCCGCGGGGAGAAGCGCGCCGCCAACCGGCCCAGCGTGTCCAACGTGGCCAAGTCGCTGGTGATGGCGCCCAAGCTGCCCACCATCAACCCGGGCCTGCGCTCGTCCTACATCCAGACACGACGCGGGGTAGGAGGGACACTCAAGCCCGTGCGGGTGGCTGGAGGGCTGGTTCGATGAGCGGCTGGGTAGTGCAGGGCGGCTATGGCCGCAAGCAGACGGAGATGGAGCCGGTCGAGGTTCCCGACATCGTCGGTGTCCGCTCGTCTACCGGTCACGGTCGCCGGATCGATC